AGAACTTTTGGTTGATTTGTTAGATATTGTCGAAGAATTAGTGAGAACTCTTGAGGCACTTGAAGATGTCCAACAAAACGCAGGCGGTGCAACGATTCTGAAGGGTGCTAGATGGGGACTAAATAGTGATAGCCAGTATGCTATCTTCACTGAAGATGACGGGTTGGTTTTTTACAGGGACGCTGGCGGGGTTATTAGTTTAAACTTTTCTAACGGCGGTTCTATTAGAGTTGAAACGGAAGTCGATGGGTACAATGGCATCATAACTGCGAATGGCGGTGAAGATATACGTGTTATAATACGGCAGGGCAATTAATATGTTTCGAGTAATATTTGGTTTTATAGGGTGGGTGGTTGACGTTCTGTTAATGTTTTGTTTCCTTCTGGTCATATTCATGATCTTGTCAACAAATGCGCTATCTGATAATTTGATAGCCATTGATCAGGTGGGTGGTGATAACCTGAATTTAGAGATCTCTCAATTTGGATATCTCAATGAGGTACTTACTGAGCAGGTAACTCACACAGATAGTTCTGGCAATGTCTGGAATTTCAGTGGTTTACTCTCCGGTGATAATACCACGATCATCATTAAACAGAATAGACAGTATGGTACTGAAGGCCAAGCAGTGTCGATAGCTGAACTAGAAGGAACCGGAAATACTGTAATGGTTGGTCAGGGATATGATCTTGATGCCAACGGAACCTTCGTTGAAGATTATGATGAGCATGGTGATCAGTTTGTTGGTATTGCTATCGGCGGCGACTACAACGAAGTTAAAGTTTCTCAGAGAACTAATAACAATTCCTCGGGGCATGAAGCGTATGTCATGATCGAAGGTGATGATAATGACGTTCACATTAAACAGAAAGAAGGTGGTTCTCAGTTCCTAGAGGTTGGCATTATTAGTGATGACAATATCGCATCAATTGTTCAGAAAGGCCATGGCGATCACCAAGCAGATATATTGATAACAGGCCAATACGGAACTGACATATCCCTCACACAAAGCGGCGTTACTGGCCAATCGTTTTCGATACAGCAAAATTGCATTACAGTTGGTGGCTGTGGCATATCAGTGACTCAAAACTGATGACCAAGTGGTATTCGGTTCTTCCTATAATATTCTTACTCGCATTCTTAAAGGTTTCACAGTACGACACAGTTAAGGCAGTAGAATATATCTACTACGACTATCTACAGCGCAGTCATGAAATCATTGAAGTTGACGATATCGTTCTCGTGAACATTGATGAAGAAGCAATCAGGAAAGAAGGGCAATATCCCTGGCCAAGACAAACACTCGCGAAGTACATAAATCAAGCACCGAATAATTCCTTACTCGTATCAACAATGATATGGTCAGAGGAAGATAGATTTGCGGGGGATCAAGAACTATCCGCCTCGCTAAGTCAGAAGGCAGTAATATTAGCAAGCGCACCTACGCGCCAAACTACTACAGATGATCTCGGCATTTATGCTAATGTTTCTACATTCGGCGCTGGTCCAGAAACTCTAGTCAATTACACCGGTCTGATTACACCCATCCCCGAACTTGCGCAATATGCTATGGGTGTGGGCGCTGTTTCCGCGGAGTTAGACCAACCGACTGGAGTTCTAAGAAGAGTTCCCCTTATAGTTGGGATTAATGGGCAACCATACCCATCATTAGGTCTTGATGCGGTGAGGGTGTTTTTGGGAGAACCGTCATATACTGTTAAGAAGAATGATTTGGGAATTGAGTGGATAAGGTTGGGAAGGCAAGATCCGCTAATCACACAGCCAACCTCCGAGTTACCAGTAGCGTTTTGGAATAAATTTAAAACGCAATCAATACTTGATCCGATACCCGAAGGAAAGGTTGTGATACTTGGGGTTACAGCTGAAGGTGTCGCTAATCCAGTACCAACCCCAGTGGGTGCAATGTATCCCCACGAAGTTCAAGGTCATCAGATTCAGACCTTAATCTCAGGCGTTCAAATACTTCGACCCGACTGGTCTGTAGCAGCCGAGCTTGCGATTCTTTTGATAGTGTGTCTAGGTATCCTTGTATCGGTCTACACGCTTCCCACAATAGCTGCGGTGATAGTGTCTTTTGGCTTGCTCTTATCTGTAATGTCATCAGGTTTCTACGTTTGGCATTCTGGGTATTTGTTCTTAGACGTTGTCTGGGCTTCACTAGCAGGGATCCTTGTATTTGGGCAAAGTTCTTTCAATAGGTATTATACTACATATAAGCAGAAAGAGCAAATTAAAAAGCAGTTCGGTACTTATTTATCTCCGGAGATGGTGTATCTTCTGCAGAAAGATCCCTCTCTATTGAAGTTGGGCGGTGAGCGTAAAGAGATGAGTTTCCTCTTTATGGACATCGTAGGATTCACACCTATATCTGAGCACTACAAAAACAATGATGACCCTGAAGGTTTGGTTGATTTGATCAACGAATATTTAGACGCCATGACGAAAATAATTCTAAACAATGGCGGCACGATAGATAAATACATGGGCGACTGTATTATGGCATTTTGGAATGCGCCGTTGCCGTGCGAGAACCATGCCGACTTGGCAGTTAAGTCAGGAATAGAGATAGAGATTAAGACTAATGAACTTAGACGACGATATCAAGAACAGGGTTTACCCCCCATCAATGTTGGAACTGGCATCAATACAGGTACTTGCATTGTTGGTAATATGGGTAGTGAGTCACGGTTTGACTATTCAGTCATCGGAGACGCAGTTAACCTTGCCGCCAGACTCGAAGCCACAGCAGCTCGAGGAGAGTATCTCGAATACAAGACCATCTACTCTCGCGCAACAATGGACCAACTTACCACTATTGAATCGAGACCAATAGGCGACATCAAAGTCAAAGGTAAAGAAGAACTCATAACCATCTATTCTCCAAAGTTATAACGACTATAATGAAATGTAATGACGATATTGCTTGACATACACGCACGCATTAGGTATAATAGCTGTATAAATTGATATAAGAGATGAATATGAGAAAATTAGTTATTGATACCCAAAACTCCGAAAACTATGCCGCCCACGATTGGGACGGTCAGGGTGAATGCCCTCAAGGTTGGAAGATGAAGGGCGGTAACACCTACACCATGTATGGCGAGTTTGATACTTCGATCCCCCACAATTGTCTATCTGATACTGTTAAATATCTCAGCAAACTTATTGAGGCAACTAACCATTACGATTCCGAGGTAGTTATTGGGTGGCGAGTAGTTGACGCTGACCAAACAGTTACTGAAGAATGGGAAAGCGAGAAGGTTATTGCCAAGAACTTTTATGGCAACTATGTTCTTTCTCACGAAACATACTACAATTCTACAGAATCATGGATAATGCTTCCGGAAGGTGAGCGAACTGATTACATCAATCTGCGCTCCGATGTTTAGGAAAAAAGATAGAAATAAGTCTTGCCTTTCCTGCTGGATATAGTATAATATATATGTTGAATTGAATTGGAGTATGGTTAGTGTATGTAAGTAAAGAAAAGGTAATCTTGACAGATTGCGATGGCGTCTTGTTTGATTGGGTTCATGGTTTCATGAACTACATGGAAGGGCGTGGATATAGTCCTGTTCGTGGTTGGGGCGCTATGTATAAAATTAATGAAGTATTTGGAGTTGATAAAGAAGTTACCAAGCCATTGGTCTCTTCCTTTAATGAGAGTGCTTGGATACGTGACCTGACACCGTTTCGCGATGCTGTTAAGTATGTTCGTAAACTGCATACTGACCACGGTTATGTATTCCACGCTATTACTTCTCAGTCTGACTGCCCGAAAGCTCGCCAGCTTCGTATTGAAAATCTTGAGGCTGTATTTGGTAAGGGCATCTTTGAGGTTGTTACTTGCTTGCCTTGCGGTGGCGATAAGGATGAGGCGCTTGCGAAGTATAAAGGTACTGGCTGTTTCTGGGTTGAAGATAAAGCAGAAAATGCTGACGTTGGTGCTGCCGCTGGGTTGAATTCTTTATTACTTGCTCATGGGTACAATGTAGCGTATAATGGTGATGCGGTCAGAGTTAATAACTGGCATGAAATTTACAATATTATTACAGGTTGATGATTATGGAAATTGAAATCGGTAAGGTTTATTCAGTATCTCCCAAATACAAGAAAAGTTTTGAGGAGGTTGAGTCCTTTACACATGAGGATGGTCGGAGTGTTACTGTTTCTATTCTCTGGCGCGGCGGTACTGTTAACATCACTCCTATGACTGCGGAAGAAGTTGAGAGACTGACTCTGGCTATGTCTAATGAGGATGAGGATTGTTTTGAGCCATATGACTTCGATGAATATGAGTTTATTGGGTCGTACGACGGCTGCTCCGAAGATATTTGCTATGATGGATGTACAGATGCCGATGAGGAAATGCTTCAGGAAGGTTGGGAAAATGATCAATCTTCTTTCCTTGAAGAACAAGGTTTCCAAACCGACCATTGCGTAGTATTTATGTGGAACGAACTAGAAGTTGAGAACTTTGAAGGGTACGGAATTTGAACTTCTACACTCATGCTCACGTCCGAGGCAACATGGTCAATACTCGCGGGTACAAAAACGGCAAGCGATTTGTAAAGCAGGAACAATATAATCCAACTTTATACATCCCTTCTCGAAAGGAGTCCGAGTATAAAACTTTGAGTGGTGAGTATGTCGAGCCTGTTAAGATGGGCGATATCCGCGAAGCATCTCAGTTTTCTAAGAAGTATGAGGCGGTTGATAACTTTAAAATCTATGGCTCAACCAAATGGGCGTATGTTTACCTGAATGAGAAGTTCGGGAACGATTATGATGTTGAACAGATCAAGGTAGCAAACATAGATATTGAGGTTGGCTCTGAGGATGGGTTCCCCTTGCCGGAACTGGCTAACCAGCCTGTAACAGCTATTTGTGTTTCTCATATGAAGGAAGGCAGGAAGTTCTATTGGGTTGTTGGTGTTGGCGAGTATAAAAAGTCTCGGGAAGATGTTCACTATATTGACGCCAAAGACGAGAAGCGTCTATTGTCTATCTTCTTAAACTTCTGGCAGAACCTTGACCCCGATATCATTACTGGTTGGAATATTGAAGGATTCGATATCCCATATCTGGTCAATCGTATTGGCAAACTTCTTGGTAATGAGGAAGTAAAGCGGCTGTCCCCATTCCGTTGGTTGAAGAAGCGCGAGATTACTAAATTCAATCGCCAAGAAATATTGTGGGAGCTGACTGGTATTGCTACGCTAGATTACCTGCAGCTGTATAAGAAGTTTACATATTCTCAACAGGCATCTTATCGCCTTGATCATATTGCTCACGTAGAATTGGGCGAGAGGAAGATTGATTACTCTGACGTTGGTAATCTAAATCAACTCCATAAACTTGACTATCAGAAGTTTATCGACTATAATATTAAAGATGTGGAGTTGATTGATAAACTTGAAGATAAGATGAAGCTGATTGAGATGGCTTTGGCTATTGCTTATGATGCTAAGGTAAACTACAATGACACATTCACTCAGGTAACGATGTGGGATGTTCTTATACATAATTACCTGATAAACAAGCGGATAGTTATCCCACCGAAGGAAGAATCATTTAAGGATTCAACTTTTGCTGGGGCATACGTTAAGGATCCGCAAGTTGGTATGCACAAGTGGGTTATGAGTTTCGATTTGAATTCTCTGTATCCGCATTTGATTATGCAGTATAATATCTCCCCCGAAACTTTTGTTGAAGGTGAGTATGAAGATGTAACGATTGATGACATCATTGACCGGAAAGTGAAGTCGACAACTGACCGCTGTATGGCGGCCAATGGTCACTTCTTCCGAAGGGATAAGCAAGGGTTCTTGCCTGAAATGATGGAACGTATGTACACTGAGCGTAAAGGATACAAGAAGAAGATGCTTGAATCCGAAGCTGAACTAGAATTAATTAACAATAGGTTGAAAGCAATATGAACAATATGAAGAAAGGTGATGTAGTATCTCTAGTAACACTGACTGGTGAGTTTGTTGGTAAGTTTGAAGATCGAAGTCCTACTGGGGTGAAGATTAAAGATCCGCGTATGTTGGTCTCAGGCAAGGATGGCGGTATGGGTTTTGCATATGGCGTATGTCAGACTGGCGTAAAGGATACTCCCATGATTGAGTTCTTCTCTGGTGGTATTGTCTTTGTGACAGAAACTAATGCTGATATTGAGAAGGCGTATCTTTCTGCGACAAGTGGGATTATTCTTTAATGATTGAAAACATGAGTAAGGCTGACCTTCTTGAGCGCAAGAAGCAAGTGATCAAAGATATAAGCAAGTACAAGAATCTTCAGCTTGCTAAGAAGGTTCAGCTAAACTCAGCATATGGCGCTGTTGGAAACAAATATTTCAGGTTCTTCGATGTGAGGAAAGCTGAGGCCATCACGCTATCAGGGCAATTATCCATTCGTTGGATTGAGAGGAGAGTAAATGAATACCTTAATAAGATACTGCAAACATCCGAAGCTGACTATGTTATCGCATCGGATACAGACTCGATTTACGTTAATTTCGATGCACTTGTGGGTAAATGCTTTGAAGAGGGAAGTGACCCTGTCAAAATCGTCAACTTCTTGGACACAGTTGCAAGCGAGAAGCTGGAACCTTTTATTGATAAAAGTTATGAAGAACTGGCACAAATAACCAATTCGTTCGACCAGAAGATGTTTATGAAGCGTGAGGTTATTGCGGATAAGGCAATCTGGACTGCTAAGAAAAGATACATGATGAACGTCTATGATAATGAGGGCGTTCGTTACTCTACTCCTAAGCTGAAGATGATGGGTATTGAAACAGTAAAGTCATCTACTCCGCAATCATGCAGGGATTCTCTTGAAGCTGCCATTAACATTATCATGAATGAGGATGAGGAAACTGCCCAAGCGTTTATCTCCGACTTTAGAACTAAGTTCGAGAAGATGACGTTTGAGGAAGTTGCCTTTCCACGGTCAGTATCTGACTTTGGTAAATATTATGATGGCAATGCTACCGATCTGAATATTCCTAAGAGTACACCTATCCATGTTCGAGGTGGTCTAGTGTACAATCATTTACTCCGGAAGCATAAGTTGACTAAGAAGTACGAGGTGATCAAGGATGGCGAAAAGATCAAGTTCTGCTACCTAAATAAACCAAACCCCTCACAACATAATGTGATAAGTGTCATGCATGGATTGCCCAAAGAGTTTGATCTGAGCGGTTACATTGATTATGATACGCAGTTTAACAAAGCGTTTCTTGACCCACTTAAAATTATACTCGAGTCAGTTGGCTGGAGCGATGAGAGAAAGTCTACTCTTGAAGGCTTTTTCGGATAGGAGAACAGTATGAGCGATTTCGATTTTGGATTTACTATTGTTAATGAAGACGAGTTGGAGGCTGTACAGTCCATTAGGGCAGAAGCAGAGGCGATCAACGAATCGTCTTTTGACACATCAGAAAGGCTCGATAAACTGTATAATGCTATACAGCCCCTGCTGACCAACCTGGCAAAGAACCCAGAAAAGAGCCATATATATTGGCCGAACCGCCTCGAGAAGTTGGAACAGTTCAGCGATATGATTACTGCCATATATAAAGCTTGACTTTTGGTATCGTATCGTATATAATTGAGGGTATATTGAGGAGTTTGTTATGTTAGTGATTGATAATTTTTTAAGTGATGATGATCCCTTGCTGTTTGATATTCAGCACGATAGGTTCTGGGGCGGTACATTGCCATATAGCTTTATGGATAAAGGCGCTAAACCTTCCAATATATGGGAAATGGTTACTGAGCGCATTTGGGATACTGTTGCCGTTCATGGTATGATGCCTGGAGATTATGCGGGTATTGAGTACTGGAATAACATCATGTCTTTCCCTGGAAAGCAGCAGGATTTGCCTTGGCACTTTGATAAGGATGAACACCTTTATGCCCAAGGAGAAGGTGAACTGAATACACCTTATATTGGTTCAGTTTACTATTGCCACAAGACCCTTCCGGATGAAGGGTATCTTGAGATTCAGCGGGATGATGGTGTCGAGCGCCTTCAGCCTGTTCCGAATCGCCTAATTATATTTGATTCTGGTACTGTCCATCGAGTGACCCATGTAACATCTGGATTACGAAGATGCTTTGCCACAAATGTCTGGATAACTAAACCGAGTGAGGATAATTTTGTATGAGTTTTTTAACTGATATGGTAAAGGGGATTGACAATACGTCTCTCCTGAGTGATGGTGGTAATAGTTCTGAGTTCTCAGGTTCTATTGACACCGGTTCTTATATATTGAACGCTGCTATCTCTGGTAGTATTTATGGTGGCGTGCCCAATAATAAGATTAGTGCCTTTGCGGGTGAATCCGCTACAGGTAAGACGTTCTTTGTTTTGGG